TGTATAATCTATATATATATGACCAAGCAATCTTATATTAATAATCCTAAGCAACCTGTTACTATTACTACTTTTGCGAATCTTGCTAATTATGAGGATTCTTTTTTGTCTTCTTGCTTTAAGTACTATTATGGAAAAGTAAAACTAGTCAATCCACGGCTTCAACAAAGCGTTGACCTCAAACTTTCCAAAACATTTCTCTCTGTAAAAGACAAGGGAACTCTTATTATAATTGATTATCCAAATGTTATTTACACCTTGTATGAAAAATACGCCGACCTACATAAGGTTGTAAAACACTTTTACCATTTTATTCATTCCCAGATTACAAATCATAAGACAAAATTTTTTATCATTTCTAAGCAAGTAATAATTAATAATATCAACTTTAATATTGAAAATGTTTTTAACATTGGCCAACAACTTACAGGAAAACAACTGGATTCTTCGTATTTTTTAAATGAATCGATATGTGTGTTTAACATTGATTATCGTAAGAAAATATCGTCGAGCACAGATGATTTGCTAAGTTGGTTCATTTGTATAAATTTATTTGCCTATTTATTGAAATCAGGAAAAGACCCAAGCAAAGGCAATGAGAACTCCCTTAAAAAGCTCACATTATTAACCAACGATAAACAACTCTTTGACAAAAACCTTTTTGGATTAACAGAATCAGAGAGAAAACACAATATTCGGATTATACGAGACCTATCTCTCTCCAAACTCTGGCCAAACCCCAATACTTATAAATATGAAATTATTCCAGACCCAGTCAATTCCTCCATGGTCGTTTACTTTTTAAGCAAGTACGTGATCGCCAACGTAAATGACACGCAAAACATCGAATGTAACATTTCTCTATTGTTAGAATCATTACTAATGAAAAAAACAAAAACCGCAAAGCGATATGGCTACTATAGACAAAACAAATGGCCCGAGTATAACCCAAACTTCACAAAAAAAAACTTTACAAAAAAACGACTGCCTAACTTGTCGTATAATAACGTAAATAAAAAACAAAAACTAATTCAACAAACTTCCGAGTTTAAGAACTGTAAGTTAAGCAAGATGAGAGATAATCAAAACGGCTTAAAAGAATATTATTACTTATATGTGTTTATTAAATATGTTCAATTATATTTAAATACAACTACATATGACAACGAAGAATATGGCGATTTCTTTGGCAGTTACTCGAAACAACAAATACTAGAAATCATTTCTTAAATGGAAATGGTGACCGGCTTTACACGTAAATTGGCAAGATAATAACAATCCGTGAATACACATCTGAATGTACCATCTTCACTCTTTGTTATTATCATGCGACACTTGGTAATAAATTTATCTAGACTTGAAACATCTAACGCAGTAGACGCGGTGTTTATGTTGACACCTGCTTCGTCTGTTCGCGTGATTACCGAATCATTAATGATTACTCGCCTATACTTTATTGTGGTTTCGTCCATATTTAAGAAATGATTTTTTACTTTTTCGACGTTTTGTTTGACTTTGACGACCACGAATACGCATTTTTATTTTCTTGTGTGAACGCATACGACCTCCTTTGTGTCCTTTTTTTCGAGTGCGACCCCCTTTAGGTGATGGGTCGGAGCCCAGTGTAACTAAAAAATACCAGTTTTCGGTCGCATTCTTATAAGCTTCTGGTGTTTGTATATTTCCGTCGCCGTTAAAAATTTCAACTGTTTGAATATCAGGATTTGTAAATTTTTCGTTCATCTTGGAGTACACAGAGTCTGGTTTATCTTCTCCCCAAGGTTGAATACGGTCGGTTGTGGAAGTTTTACCTCTGAATGACCCCCAAGTTCCGGTAGATGGCAAATCCGTTGGGGCCTTCTTACCCGGGCTGACATACTTAATTTTTAGTCTTTTGGGAAACGTAAAGTAATCAGACAGGGACTTTTTTTCAGTAAGACAATTTGCCACCTCTGTACGCAGGGTTTCCTCATTCGATTGTATTCCCGAGTTTTCGTCAAAATTAAAATATGTGGAAGAATCTTCACTATCAAAAGACCTCGCATCACGATTTCCGTGAGACTGTCCGGTATCCAATGATTTCTTCGCATCAACTTTGTGAGCATACGGGTTTGCTTCGGGTTCTTCCATTACGGCTAATTGGTGGTCCGCATTAGTGTAATTTTTATTGTTAACATCATACACCTGAGTAATAGTATTTTCATCTAGAGTTTGAAATGAATTTTTCAATGATTCAATTGGGGTATTTTCATCTGGGGCTTGAGTTTTACGTTTTGATGAAGAAACATTCGGAAGTGTTTGTCGCATGGGAATAGGTTTATCTCTATCTAAAAAAATTGAGTTTCGTATCATAGGTTGAAAGTGACCACTTCTGAAGTATATGTAAATATCTTCTTTACCCTCGGGACCGTTTGTCCCTGTAAAGGTCGAATCAATTGCAAAAATGGATAGGTTCTCGGGTGGGTTTTTAACAATATTCATGTTTACCTTAAACAAGTCAGACATAAAGTTTCCCAATAAAAAAGGGTCCGCTTCGGTATAGATATCGGTGCCGTTATTATTCTGGTAATAAGACATTAAATATTTATCGAATTCTCTTACGAACCCTTTCCGTGTAAGTTGTTCATAGGCGACGTTTATTTCCTTTACGAGCGGCGGACCCAAATTAGCCCCATTACTACTACATATTTGGTCCATAAGAGCTGAGTCTCCTTTGCGGTCCACTTTGAATATTCCAGCCATTGCCTCGCTGATGACCGCATTATCAACATAATGGGTTCTCATCATAGTCATTTTTTGACACTTTGAAGCCTTGGCAAATATTTCATTTTTAATAAAATTGCTTAACTCATTATCCACAAAATTATCCATGGCTTCATAACCTTCCGGGTCAGTCATATACGTTCTAATTTCTTGTGGGGTCAAAGAGAGTAGCCAGAAAGAGCCGAAAAAACATCTTCCGTCGGCAACCACCTCTATTAAACTAAAGGTTCCAGATACATTTTCTATACTTATATTTCGTGGTAAGCCACGCCTTATATTATTTCTGTCGTTTTTAATGGTTTGCATTAAATTATAAAGATAATATATAATAATATAATAAAGTACTTTAAATTAATTATAGTAATCATCACTATGAGTTAACACCGGTTTGGAGATATTATAAGAAATCGATGACATAAGTACGTCATCCGTCGAAAGACACACTAATTTTGCCCAGACAAATTCGGTTTCTGTAAGTTTGGTAAATGCCAGTTTTGCTTCATTTAAGTCATTCAACACACAAACCAAGTTTGTTGGATCATGCGATGGCATTGGCTTATTGTTTGATTTGCCAGAAAACAACGCGTATAAAGACATGTTTTAAAAAATAATGATATTTAGTTAAACAAACAATAAATATGTGTGTTTTGGAACAAATTAAAATCTAAATATTGAAATCAGGAATGTGAAATTCTTCGCCGTGTTTCACATACTTCGCAATCACTTTTGGGTTCACTTTATTACGAACAATGTCTTCCGCTTGGTAGACATTGTTTAATTTGTCAATGTAATAAATAATACCCTGAATATCCTGGGCCCAGACTTCCACCGTTTGCGTCGTAGGTTTTAAATCGTTCAATGCGGTCACGACTCCATGCGGAACTCCCTTCAAATGCGTTCCACAAAATGTGTTTGAGTCCGTAGTGTTTTCTTTTTTTCGTCGGGTACACTGTGCCCCAGAGGCTCGTTTCGCACAACATCTGTCACTTGGTGGGACCTGGTTTGGCTTTCTCTTTCGTTTTAGCAAATCTTCCTTCTCAAATTTTAAAACCCCGTAATTAGCCACATATTGAACCAGTTCGGCGGCGTCATGCTCGAGTCCCAAGTCGACGGATTTATTTTTCACATTACTTTTAAATTGAGCCATATACTCGGCACTTATTTTATTTAAACGATTTTCCATAGTTGTTGAAATAATGATTTTATTAATATTATCTTTCTTGATTTAAACATTTAAACACTCCAAAGCCGATTATTTCGCGTTTATATGAATAATTAGTCTATCGTTTATAGCATGGCAACTATCTAAATGATATACTTTGCTAATCCGTGGTTGCAAAATACTTAAAAGAGATTCTTTATCTATTTTACTCCAGTCTTCCCCTAATTTACCGCTTGACTTGTCTAAACCAAATAATCTAAAATCGTCAATAATAATAATAGCCGCATTTGTAAATAAACTATATATCAGTGTAATTTCTTCCTCTAAAGGACAATCTTTATTTGAGTGTCCAGTGTCACCGCCGGACCAATGTCCATCTAAAAAAAATACGCATTTATCACCAATAGTTGGCAGTAAACTTTCAAACACAATAGAACTATCGCCCAATATAAAGTTTATTTTATTACCATGATATCTACTTTTTGTACTACTATAATATTTTTCACTAACTTCAACTGTATATAACTTACTAAAATATGGTTCTAAGGAAAAAACGGTATCACCCATAAAAGTTCCTGTTTCAATAAAACAACTGTATTGTGTATAATCCTCTTGTAATAAATTCAAAAACAAATTATTAATAGAAGGCATTATTCTATTTACTAAAAATAAATATAATATAATTTAACTTATAAACGCGAAATAATCGAGCTTTCAATTATTAAAAGGTGTAAATATTTATGACACGGAAATGTTTTCTAAAAAATTAGTAGGTTTTGGCAAGGTAAGCACAAATAATAGCATTAAGACATAAAAACAAATGTAATACCCATAAACTTCGGTACCAATTCCATAAAACGTAAGTATTTGAACAATCACGTAAAGTATAATAACGCTTAAGCCAATCATTGTTATATTGTCACTAAATGCCATTTCGAATTATTTTATATAAGTCAATAAAATAATTCACCAAGTTTATCGTTTGTTGTTGGAGAAGCCTAACTTTTGGGTTTAATTTAACGTTTGGGTTTTCTTTTTCGGTTGAGTTTTCTTCTTCGGGTGGGTTTTCTTCTTCGTTTTGTTTTTTGTTTTCCATCATATCGTCTACGCTTCTTGGTACCTCCTCTGTTATATGGTCTTGTAGCCGAATAATCGGCCTCTCCGGGTTTTAATGCCAAATTCAAATGGGTCATCTCGTTGCCCTCATCATTTGTACTCGTTATGTCACTTCCCTCTAGTTTAAATTTTACAAACCCGGTTCGTTTGCCAATTAACGGAATATCATTTTCATCTACACAATCAACAAACACCGCTTCGCCTTCCTTATCTGAATTAAGACTATTAAATGTACCGGTAATCTTTTGAAAACGTTTATTAGGGTCAGTTGGTCCCGTGGTTGTAGCTAAACTATAAAAAGAATATCTCTTTCCTGGAAGTAATTTGCCGGCTTTTAATAAGTTAATATTTAACTCAGGGTCGTTATAGGTTTCGATCCAACTTTTCCACTGAATGTTTGCCATATTTATTATTGCGTATAGTATATTACTACATTATATTTTACTAAAATTAGTGAAAACTCAAGGGAATTTGTTGATTATGATTTTTTACTGCGATAATTTGTCCACAAACATCTTGTACAGAATCCACTATGTTTGACCAGTTATCATTATAATCAAACGAATTGTCCACAATAACCCACATTCGTAGTGTGAACAAGGCAAACCGACAAAGTCCATCGGCGGGTTGAGTCAAACTGTTTTCATAATTTGTAAAGTAATAATGAGTACCAAGGAGAGAATGCGGTGTTTTCTTAATACCGAACGCGTGAGTATATGTCAACATTTGTTTATTTACGCTTGCGTAGGCGATCATCGGTATTTCATAACTTTTGTTATTCGAATCTTTTAAAAATAACAATTCCAAATTATGATTAAAATAGTCTGTAACCGCCGAGTCAATTGGTAACCCACCCACATGTTTTACGTTCAACAATTCGTCCACTAATGCGTACCATATGGTAGATTTCTCTCTAGAAATAGTATTAACATTTAAGTTAGATTGGGTAAAATCAAAGTACAAATAAACGCAGTCATTATACTTGTTATACCCCTTATATGCGTAATTTGTTGTATTAAGTATTTGAGAAATATAGTCATTTGCTAAGTCCAGAATATTCGTGGGGGATTTTCTAGGGACTGTGAACTTGGGCAGCACTAGCGTATTTTCTGGGGTTTTACAGAGCAAAAACTGATTAAAAGGTATAATATTTTTATTATTAATTGTGTATCCGCACAAATATATCTCATTTTTCTTAGAATTAATATCGGATAACGTAAACTTAGTGCTCGTGTTTAATTTAAGGGTTTCTATTCCTTGGAACTGGTAGTACACGTGGTCGTCTTCGTCTACTTCGGTCATTTTAAGGTTAGCTATTAATTAGTGTTTAAATTTATTAAAATAATTGTTTAAGTTTAATAAATTATAATATTACATATATATATGAACGTATTTTTAGATGGTAGTAAAAAAATATACTACATTATGGCACCAAAATGTGGAACTACAACAATAGCGAAGATGTTAAAGGTTGATTTTCATATGAAACATGATTTATCAAATCTAAATAATCCAGAATATAAAAAGGTAATAATAATAAGAAAAAATTTAGTGGATAGGTTTTTATCTGGTTTTTACGAGGACTTATTTAACAACATTTGTTATTCTAACATACACATCCAGTTCAATGATTATTTATTATTTTTATATGATTGCTTTTGCAAAAAACATCCTTGTGTTGATAATATGAAAGTATACAACCAACAAGACATATCTTTATGTTATGGTAATTGTTCGGGGTTAACTTTGCCCATAACTAACGATAAAGGGGACTTTGTTTCCCACATCCAGAGTCAATATTTTGCGATTAATCATATTGTTAGTTTAATTACAAACAAAACAAATGTAGTTGTTGTAGAATTAAGCAAACTATCAAAATATTTAGATAACACAATAAGAGAAAATTACAAACAAAAAACGTATACTGATTTTAATTTTTCAGAACTGGCATTATCGTATATAAAAAATAATCGAATAATAATAAACAACGATGTTTTAAATAGTTATCAAAAAAAAATTATATCGGAAATTTACAAAGAAGATGAAATTTTTATTAAAAAATTAGAAGAAAGGTTTTGTGTTTTTTAATTTATTTATTGATTTTTCGTTTAATTGTCTCCTTGATTTGTTCCTCACGACTGTCTAAGATATGTTTGGTTAAATCTTCTGCCGTCTTAGAGTCATCTTTGTAAAAACTTTGAAGAGATGCGAGTAGGGTTTTGGCGTTGATTGGTTTTTTACTTTTACACTTTTTAAAGACTAGCGATCCATTATTAACCTCAAAGGTATCTATGGCGTTCGATTTCATTACCTTCATCAAATCATCCGTTAAAGCTTTTTTCTTATCGTTTCTCTCCTTAATTTCCTTTTTGAAATTAGATATTTCAGTGTCCATCTTAATCCACTCCTTGATGTTTGTAACTAGTTGTTCTTTAGTTTCCATTGTAGTTTTTTAATATAATAATAGTGTACTAATTATTTTTATATTAAAATCAAACAAGCTTTATATTGTTTTTTTATTCTCTCCCAGAATAATGGATAACAATTCAGGAAATAACTCCTTCTGCGAAAATAAAGAATGACCTCCTGGCAACTCGTGTAACTCATAGTTTTTATTGTTTCGCATCGGCAAAATATCTACAATCGTGTCGTATAAGCCTCCGATTAACTCTACCTTGTGGTCATTTGTTATTGCCATTAGGTCATCACCTAATGGGTTTACCCAAACTGGTCGTAATAATCCTCTAAATTTCATATGTTTACTAACAAAATAATACCCGTTTGCGTTTGGAAGATATCGATACATGGTTTTTAAAATACTTAATGGGTCCGTCGTATTACAAAACAATAAAGCCCGGAACAAATAGGGGGACCAAAACTGTTTTGTCATTGATTCAAGCCAGCCAGTAATAAAAAACGTGCCCCACAAGTAAGCAAATTTGCTTGTTAAAGGAATCAAACCAGGCAAACAACACAAAGTACACTTTTCAACTAAACTGCTAGGAATAATTCCTTGTTTAATACTTTTTAAGAGTATAACCGAACCGAATGAGTGACCTACGAACGTGTACTTTGTACCGGAAGAGTGGCCTAATTCTGTCAATGTTTGTGTTATTATTTTTCCGTAATACTCGAATACCTCATCTGGTGTAAGCCAATCAAAGTCAAACAGAGGACCTTCGCTAATTCCCCAACCAGGTAAATCAATACAATAAACATCATGTGTTTCCGGGAAGGTCTCCATAAATTCACAGAAATTAAAAGAACAACTACCGGTTCCATGAAGAATTACAATGGGTGGAAACTTTGAATTGCTGTTGGAAACTTTACATAAGACATGCGTTTTCTGGTCACAAACCCATTTACTACAAAACCGTCCTTTGGTGCTATCAATATAATTCGTTATTTGTTTTGTAAAAGATTTGTGCGATATTTTCAGGGGGTTTATTCCAGTAATAATAGAGAATAATTTAGAGAAAAACGAGATGCTTAATAAAATAGGAGTGCCCAAAAGTACGGATATAATGGTAGCAATTAGTACAAACATTGTTATGGTATAATATACAATATTATGAAGTTTCTTTTAAATAATTAATGGTATTTTATAATGTCTCTTACAAAAACCAGAACAAAATACGGTTGCTCCACATGGTTGGCCTTTTCGTAATCCGGTCTTCATGAGCTGGGTACAACCGGCCATCGCAACAATCGTATTTTCTTCTTGTAAACCGTTTGCGGTAACATTCAATATCGTGTTTTTCAGGTCCTCCTTTGCTTTGGCTTTGGCTTCCGCATTTTGTTTCGTTTCTAGCAGTTTTTGTTCTTTTTTTTGTTCCTGTTTCATTAGTTTTTCCGCGGCCTTCTCCTTCAATTTCTCCTCTTTTTGATGAGCACGTTGTCTCATGTTGTAATGCATATAACAGTACAAATTTCCGTCACACTCTAGTTTACATATGTATTGTGTATTCGAACAGGCTTCATATTGGCATGTTCCAACAACTTGTATCCGCTGGGGTGGAGCCTGTTGTTCTTTATTTACCCCAACGACTTTGGGCAATCCCAGTTCGGGGTAATAAGGCAGTAATGTTTTTTGTCGAGCTCGGCAATAAGGACACCGAATTTCATTAATCTTTACATGATTTGCTTCAAGACAATTAAATTTTGTTTTGTGGGCCCGGATGTCATTAAACAACGGAATATAATTGAATTTGTGACCACACTCAAGGATCACGTGATGTTCTGTCAGAACATTATCCGTAATTAAGCAAACATTTTTGCTTTCGTTTTCTTCCCCGTCTAGCGAACTATAAAGTTCCGCATAAAAGTCAATTCCACCAGTATTATAAGGTTTTTTTAAATTCATTTGTTTTTATTTAGTGTTTTATTTAGTAAAATGGCTATATCTATAGAATATCAAAGCATTCTTTATGTTTTTTTATAATATGTAATATAATTATAAAAAATGCCAGCAATTTCAGTTTGGGGACCACCCACATGGACAATGTTGCATATACTCGCCGAAAAACTAAATGAAAACGATTACCCACGACTATCTGCTCAACTCTTTGGGTTGATTAAACGAATATGTGCGGCCCTCCCATGTCCCGAGTGTTCTGAACACGCAACAACGTTTTTAAATACAATTAAGCAGTCAAACATTTCAACCAAAGAAGATTTTATTAATATGCTGTATTTGTTTCATAATAGGGTGAATGTGCGAAAACACAAACCGCTGTTTAACCATATAAACATGCCCAGATATAAGCTAATTAACATTCAAATCGCATTTAAAAACTTCATTTCCGTTTATAACACACGAGGTAATATGAAATTGTTGGCGGAAAGCTTTCAACGCCAGTTGGTAATTAAGGACTTGAGGAACTGGCTGAATACCAATCGACTTAGTTTTTCATAAAATAAAAAGGAGAGAAACCACTTATTATGGGGTAGCACTTCCTAGTAGCTCGCCGTTTTTATAAACCGAGCATTTAAATGTTTCGGATGAAGGTTTCGTGCATACTTCTTTTGAGCTTGAAGTTTCGTTGAAAAATAAAAATCTGCTATTTCCACTATACATGACGCTAGTAATAAATACTGTCGATATAAAGGCCCCTGACAGAACATCGTATAATATATTTTTATACAAGTCCGAGTCAATACACTTTGTATACATTCGAATGCTAATATCAAATATCCCATAGACTAATAGCCCAACAAAAACAAAAAAGTTCACCTCATCATTCGCAAACATGGGTATCACCATATACATAATGGTAATTGCGAAAACAAAACAACTATAGGTTTGATTCCCATGTCGCGTAAACTGGATGGATGTACAAATGTCGGCGGTTTCTTTATTGGACCCATTCATGACATTTCCACCTTTGAGTCCAATTGCGTATCCTCTTATGGTACTCGCAAATATTAAAAACAGCAAGTAAATTAGTCCTTTAAAGTTCTGAAAGAGAAATGATAGAGAGACTGTTACGATTCCAATCACAAATGGACTATAAAACGCAAAGAAAACCAACATATTAAATGGTTGAAAGAATAACAAGGGAGCGTCGGGTATCTTGGGAGGAAACGAGTTAGAAGGGGTAGCGACTGACATTTATATATTAATTACATAATATTATTTATGTATTTAAACACCAACAAATAGAAGAAAGACCACGCATTTTTAAATTTATATTACAAACGAAACTGTATAAAGATATTCTTGTAAATGTATATAAAACATGGGCATTCCAAGTTACTTCTCATATATTGTAAAAAATCATTCCAATATAATTAAAAAACTTACTACTAAACAATTGTTTCCTATTAATAATTTGTATTTGGATTGTAACTCCATCATCTATGATGCGGCACATTCCCTTCGATTTGACGACTTGACAAATTATGACGCCAATGCGAACTTAATAATTAATTGTGTTTTACGGAAAATCGATGAACATATTTCCTTAATACAACCCGATAATTTTGTCTTTATCGCGTTTGATGGGGTCGCCCCCATGGCAAAATTGGCACAACAACGGGAACGACGATACAAGTCGTTGTACCAAAATCAAATATCCAAGACAATCTTTAACGATTCCAGTGCGACGGATCCTTGGAACACCACGGCGATTACCCCCGGCACTCATTTTATGAGTCTGTTAAATACCCAAATCAAAGAATATTACAAGGACCCCGCCAAGTACGGGATTAAGAGTTTCATTCTTTCCACCAGCGATAGGTTCGGGGAAGGCGAGCACAAGTTATTTGAATTCATCCGATGTAACTCAAAATACCATAGCGACCTTACCACCGTCATTTATGGACTCGACGCTGACCTCATCATGTTGTGTATTAACCATCTTCCCATTTGTAAAAATATTTACTTGTTCCGAGAGACACCTCACTTTATACAATCTATTAATTCCTCCTTGGAACCGAACGAAACGTATTTACTCGATATTCCCGAGTTGGCACGTGTCATTGCCGAGGACATGAATAACGGGCTTCCTCAAGAAATGAACCGAACGTATGACTACATTTTCTTGTGCTTTTTCTTGGGCAACGACTTTATGCCTCATTTTCCGTCGGTCAATATTCGAACCGGGGGCATTAACAAAATGTTGAACGCATACAAGGCCACCATTGGTGGTACGAATGAAATTCTAACTGATGGAAAAATAATTTACTGGAAAAATGTAAAAAAACTAGTACATCATCTTGCAAAGTCAGAAGAAGACCATCTCAAGAACGAAATGAAATTGCGCGACAAACGGTCGCAACAATTTTATCCATCCGACACTCCAGAAAATAAACTCAAGAAATTTGAGGCGATTCCGACGTATGAACGCCAACTAGAAAAATCTATTAATCCGTTTAAACCTAAGTGGCAAGAGAGATATTACAAATCATTATTTAAGGTCGAAATTGATGACACCCGTCGTGCACAAATTTCTATTAATTATTTAGAAGGGTTGGAATGGACCATGAAATATTATACATCAGGTTGTCCCAATTGGCAATGGAGTTACAAGTACAATTATCCACCCTTGTTGGAAGATTTAGTGGAATATATTCCCACGTTGGATACAGTGTTAGTAGAAAATGTTCCGCCAAATCCCGTAAGTCCATTGGTTCAATTATGCTACGTTTTGCCGAAGCAAAGTCTGACACTATTGCCCGAGCCATTACACAAGGCTCTTATGTCGATGCATCCAGAATGGTACAATACGAATTGTGACTTTGTATGGGCGTTTTGTAAGTATTTTTGGGAGTCGCATGTGGAACTACCCCATATAGATATAGCAGAGTTGGCCGAATTTATTAAATTAAATCATAAATAAAAATTATTATATATTTACACCTTTTCTTATTTAAAACGCTCATTATAAT